AAAGAACTGTACGACATTAGATACAATGTTCTTAAAGACTTCGTGGACGAGTTTATTGTGGTAGAGGCCCGGCATACATTCTCCGGACTAGACAAACCCTTATACTTTGAGGATATCAAGGATCAATACAAGAATGTTTACTACCACGTCATAGACGAGAGCTACACCCCCGAACAGATAGCCGAAGCCCAAGCCTCGCCCAACACCATAGGAGCAGCCCACTGGAAGACGGAATTTTTACAGAAAGAAGCCATTCACAAAGCCCTAGAACACCTAGACGATGAGGACATAGTGTATATCGGGGACTGTGATGAGATATGGAAACCCAAAGAGATAGGGGAGGGGGTCTATAAGCTAAAGCAATTAGTCTATGTTTATTACTTGAACCAACGATCAGACGAACCTTGGGCTGGGACATTCGTGGGCAGATATAAAGACATAAAAGGAAAATGCCTAAATCATTTACGGGCAAATTCCGCCAAATATCTAAACAAAGAAGAGAAGTGGATGAACGCCATAGATGATGGAGGGTGGCACTTTACAAGTATGGGAGGATTGGAGGGATTAAGACACAAGCTAATCAGCTCCTACACCGAGGAGGACTACTGGAACACCGCAGTTCAAGCTACAATAGAGGAGAACCACAAGAACAATAAGGATTGGTTGGAGGGGTGGGACAGACCGTTTAAGTTCTGGATTGACGAAAGCCAATGGCCCCAATACCTAAAGGAAAATAAAGAAAAGTATGCACAACTCCTGCTTCATAAACCATAATGCAAAGGGGAAAATACACTAGAACGGAAGAGATAAGGAGAAAGAACGGAGACGCATCAAGGGGTCGCAAACCCAGTGATGAAACACGCTCTAGGATGTCGATTGCCCATAAGAACAGACCCCCCCACTCGATAGAGACTAGACGGAAACTGTCCATTGCCCATATGGGTAAAAAGATGTCTTTATTAGCTAGGGAGAATATGAGAAAACCACGAATGGGCATTAGGGGCGAGAAGCACCCCAACTGGAAGGGGGGCATAACGCCGATGAATAACGCCATAAGGCACTCGTTCGAATATAAACTTTGGCGAAGGGCGGTTTTCGAAAGGGACAATTATACTTGCATATGGTGTGGACAGAAGGGGGGAAAACTTAACGCCGACCACATTAAACCATTTGCTGATTATCCTGAATTAAGATTTGCTATCGACAACGGCAGAACCCTTTGTTTCGAGTGCCACCTAAAGACGGAAACACATAGTTGGAGTAAATATAAAAAGTGATGAATTCCTGTTTTATAACGACTGATTTCCAGCGTCCCTACTTGCTGAAGCTGACCCAGAACGCCCTGATTGAGTGTGGCTATCCGCCCAAGTTTGTGGTGAAGCCTATGCTAGAAAGGTATTTTGAGTGCGACAGACTGGCCGAAACAGATATTTACATAATGAGCGATGACGACATAATTCCGGCCACCGAGTACGCTCTTGACGAACTGATACATTTATTGGAACGCCACCCCGAATACTCGCATATAGGACTGGGTTGGCATAAGGATATGAGCTTTGAGAAGGACAACGGGAACATAATGCACAAAGACAGCGATGACCTATGGGAATGGAACGCCTGTGGGGGGATTATGGCTATCAGAAAGGGAACAATTAAAGACTTGGGATATGAGTGCGACTACCCGAACGGCATAGGAGATGATAAAATAATAGGCAGAATAGCCAGAGAATTAGGATACAAGGTCGGAGTAGCAAATAACGTTTGGTTCCACCATATGGGAGCACCATATAAAACAGTGTGGGACAGGCATTACAGAATAGAATAATGGCACAATACAAAGGATATAAAGTAAAGCGGGACGACAATATGAGGTGGCAGGGGGACACGGACTTTGAGAAGAAACTAATCAGAATAAACCCGAAGAAATCTAAAAAGAAATCAGGCAGAGGAGGAGTCATAGACACATTAGTCCACGAAACTTACCACGCCGATCACCCCAAAGCCACCGAGAAAGCCACTTACAAAGCCGTTCCCGAGAGGCTAAAGAAGATGGACTCGGCTCAGAAAAACCGCCTATACAGACTAATAAGCAAATGAAATTACTAAAATTATTGGACAACTACGAACTAACGGGCAATAGTTTGCTGATAGAAGACTTGGAGGAAGACACAGAACTAAAGACCGATTCGGGTATCATCATCACAGCTAAGCCAGAAGGTCAAGTCGCCCTCAAGAAAGCTAAAGTTCTAAAAGCCGGAAGAGGTTATATGAGTGAGCACGGTAAATGGATAGCCAATAGAATAGAGGAGGGAGCCGAGATATATTACAAGAACGCAGGCAAGTATGAATTAGGGGGGATCATCTTCCTCGGCACCGAACCCGGACAGGTTGTAGCTTACAAAAACCCGACAAACGAATTAGGTCAAAAACACAATAGTAGATACCTAGATGAGTGAGGAATATAAGGATTTAACAATAGAACCCGATTTCCAAGAGCCGTCAAGGCTAAATACTGATAATTCAGAGAAGAAGCAGAAACGCAGGGGAGCACCCGAACAATACCTGTTTAAGAAAGGACAGAGCGGAAATCCGAAAGGCAGACCGCCAGGAAAAGTAAGTCCGATGACTTGGATGAGGCACTACTTTGAGTCCAACCCCCAAGACTTCGATACCTTAATGATGGACTATATCTCCAATCCCTATAATGAGAAACACGTGATTGAAATGTTTGAGGGTCGCCCCGCCCAAAGAATAAATGTAGAAGCTGAGGTAACGCAGAAGCTAATTAAGTTGGATGAATGAGATTATCTGTGGGGATTGTATAGAGGAACTAAAGAAGCTAGAAGACAACTCGGTGGACTCAATCGTGACCGACCCGCCGTATGAACTGAACTTTATGGGCAAAGGGTGGGACAATACGGGAATAGCAAATAGTGTTGAATTATGGGGTGAATGTCTAAGAGTCCTCAAGCCAGGAGGTTATCTATTATCTTTCGGCGGCACACGAACCTATCACCGAATGGCGTGTGCGATAGAAGACGCAGGATTTGAGATACGGGATATGGTGGAATGGCTATATGGAAGTGGATTTCCGAAAAGTTTGAATATCGGCAAGGCAGTAGATAGGTTGCAGGGGAATGAGAGGGAGGAAATGGTAAACGAAAGGTGGGCTGAAAAATACCCTAATGGCCCAGGTGGAAATCTTAATCCTGAAAAATACGGGCAATGTAAAAGAATAGTCGGAAATCCATTGCTAACATCCAAAGGCACATCACCCTGGGAAGGCTGGGGAACAGCCCTCAAACCCGCCCGCTTCTTCTATTGTGCCAAAGCCTCCAAGGAGGAAAGGAATAGGGGGTGTGAGGGGTTGGAGGAGAAAAAATCAGAATTAAATAGTGGCGGAATAGGTAGAGAGTGTAGTGTGGAAAAAAGGCTAGAAAACGGTGATGGTATAAACGCTCCATTGATGAAGAACAACCACCCCACCGTGAAGCCCATCGCCCTTATGAAATACTTAATCAAGCTCGTCACTCCCCCCAAAGGAATAGTTTTAGACCCATTTGCGGGTTCGGGCTCTACTCTGGTCGCCGCCAAAGAATTAGGATTTAACTTTATCGGCATAGACAAAGAGGAGGAATATGTGAAGATAGCCGAGGCGAGGATCGCCGCCACCAAAGAAGAACTTAAACTACTATGAGTGAGATAGAGGAAGTAGGATTTACTGAGTTAAGCAATTTCTTCCCCAAACAGGTAGAGGCTCAATTAGCATCTAAGAAGTTTAAGTTTGTATTGTTCGGAGGATCAGTGGGTTCAGGCAAGAGCAGGTGGTTACGCTGGATGATGGTCTATTGGCTGATGTACTACTACAAGAAGTATGACATCAGGGGTGTGCGGGCAGGATTGTTCTGTGAAGATTATCCGAGTCTAAACGACAGACATTTATCAAAGATAAAGTACGAGTTCCCCGATTGGCTAGGGAAGTTCAATCAACAAAGAAACGAGTTCACGTTGTCCCAAGAATATGGTGCGGGGATTATAGCATTCAGAAACCTAGACGACCCGCCTAAATATGTATCGGTAGAGTTCGCTGTGATAGGGATAGATGAGGTCAATAGAAACCCTAAGAGTACATTTGATTTCCTGCGTACTAGACATAGATGGCCGGGGATTAAGGATGTTAAGTTCCTCGCAGGATGTAATCCTATCGGTGAAGCGTGGGTTAAGAACATATGGGTCAAACGCTTATTCCCGCCAGATGAGAAAGAGCAATATGAGTTTGTATTCGTGCCCGCTCTGCCTACAGACAATCCTTATCTACCCGAAGAATACTATAAGAGCTTAGAGAGTTTGCCCGAAGCCCAACGTAAGGCATATTTAGAGGGAGACTGGGATGCCTTTGATGAGGGAATAGACGAAAAGGGATATACTCGCTTGATAACTGACAGAGAGCTTCAAGCTGCTATCGTCCATCAGGGGGAACATTCGGGATATAGAATACTAGGAGTAGATCCCGCCGCCGGAGGAGATAATTCAGCGATTGTATTGAAGTCCGGCAACCTACAAGAAATCATATTCAATCAGAAACTAGTGAACACGATGGACTTAGTAGGTCAGATTATGGAAGCATATCGTGACTATAAGTGTGATTGTATCGTTATAGATAAGAGTGGAGTGGGACAGGGAGTTTATGATAGATTGAAAGAACTTGACTATAATGTAAGAGGTGTGGCATTCGGGGAGAAATCCGAAGACCCGCAGTTTGCTAACCTTAAAGCCGAATGGCATTGGAGAGAACGTAAGTGGTTATTGAGTGGGGGGAGACTGCTGTATAATCACGGGTGGAACGAGTTTGACAATGTGAAGTATAAAAACAAGGACGGCAAGATAACCATCCAACCCAAAGAGGACTTGTTCCGAGAGGGCATACCCTCGCCCAATGTGGTGGACGCAGCAGTGATGACGCAAGTCCTGACCCAGAGTGCGGTGCAGTCCCAAAGAGCAGTGAAGTATCGTCAGGGCGTGCCCGCCTATGACTTAATGGATAAAATATGGCGAAATGAAGGATGAGGCTAAAGACACAAGATTAGTCAACGAACCTACGGGGAAGCCGATTATATTGCGGAGCTTTAAGTTCAACCTGCCCCCAGACTTAGTGACCATTCCTACCGAGGAGGACTTGAAAGACGCTCACAAGCGGAACATAGAGGCGTTCTTGTGGAAGGATGATTTATTACTTATTGAAGAGTTGCGTATAATGATAGACAAGGAGAAGAATATCTTTTACATATTCGCCACCTGCCAACCAAAGAGGGGAGCAAACCTTTGGGAAAAGCCGACAACATTACAAGACATATTTAAGAAAAAGTGACACCGGGGGAAATCGCATCAAAATACGAAGAGAGTTTTCAATTCTTACAGGAGAGAAAACGCAGACAGGTCAGCCAGCTTGTTCTGCTGAATAATCTAGGCAGGGGGGATCAGAACATAGCGTCCACGTTATTGTTGACTTTGTTCAATAGAGTCCTTTCATCGTTGTATGACGACAAGATGCAGGTCAAGTTCTTACCGAGTCAGGGGATACTCCAAGAACAAATAAACTCGTATAACTCATTGGCTCAATCGGACTACCTAGAGATGGGCAAAGCCAAACTAGATTACGATTGGGCGTGGGATACATTGTTCTTCGGCAGGGGGTATATGGAGACCCTACGTTTTAATAAGAAAAGAAAGATTATGGAGCCGTGCGTCATCAATCCTTTGATGTTCGGCTACGACCCATACTTTGAAGAACCCCAAGAGTGGAGATATTACTGGAAGTGGATTACTAAGACCAAGTGGGAGATAAAGAAGTTGATAAAGCAAGGGATTATTACGGGGATTAAGCGAGTAGAAGAATTACCCAGTGGAGTAGATCCCTATCTATGGGATTACAAAGTAAAGCGTGAGAAAGCTAAGAAGGCAGTTTCGCCCGCATCCGATACACAAATAGGCGATGTCTTCCAGATACTAGAGTTCTACGGCTATGACGAGAACGGAGACAAGTGCGTCTATTGGCTAGACCGAGACCACAGCATTATTCTTTTCAAGGACAAACTAGATTTAGATGACGGAGACCAAGTAGTCGCCCCCAACGGAGAGATAATTGAAACCGGAAGTAAGTGGCCCATAGTGGTCAAAGAAGCATTCCGAGAACCGCATTCAAGCGTGGTGTTCTCTATTGCGGATTTACTAGAAGACAAGCACAGAGCCAAGTCGGTATTATTGAACCTAGCGTTCATTGCCGCTAAAGACCGAGCGAACCCCCTCTATGGTTATAACCCAGATAAGGTCAGGGACATAACGCAATTCTTCAGCAGGCAGATAAACCAGCATATCCCGATGGACGATGAGAGTGCTGCGTGGCCGCTCAATACTTCCGAACCGATGAGTGCAGGATTATTGGATTTTATAAGTATCCTGACCACCGAAGCCAACGAACCCGTAGGAACAGGACAGGTATTACAGCCCGAAGTTGGAATGGGTGGCAAAGGCACAGCTACCGAGGCTGCGATCACACAGCAGTTGAACGATATGGCTCAGTCCTTACAAAGCAAGGTGATGCAATTCGGAGAAGCCGAGTTCTGGAGCCACTGGTGGCACAGATACGCTAAGAACGCAGACGAATTAGGAACAAAGATGGCCAATATCGTGGGAGTCAAGGGCATAGACAGCACCGAGATAGACTTCAAAGACTTCAACACAGACTTCCCGCCCGGAGTTATGGTCTATTCCGCCAAAGAGGCCGAGTATAAGAACTTAGTCAAACGCAGGGATATGATGCAGATGTATCCCCAGTTTGCTATGACCCTCGACCCAGACGGAATGAGGAACTTCAACAAGCACGTCTTCTTCCCCTTGATGTTGGAAGACCCCAGTTTGATAGACATTATGTTGCCTAAAACCCTAGACGAGATAAAAGCCGAGGACGAGAACGAACAATTAAAGAAGGAAGAACTACCCAGTGCCGCCGAAACAGACAATCATTCAGCCCACATATACACACACTTGACGGTCTTTCCTAAGACTTGGGCAACCTGGATGCACGTAGATCAGCACGAGAAAATGTTGGCGAAACAAAAAGAGCAGAATACAATGATGGGTATGGGGGGACAACCTCAACCGGGACAGCCTCAAGCAGGGCAACTCCCACAAGTACGGCCGGGGGCAGAGAAGAAGAGTCCCTTGGCACAGGCATCTCCTCTCAAAACCGAAGTAAGGTCGAGCGGTCAAAAAACAAAACCAAATAAATAATGTCAAATTACGCACCAATTTTACCGAGAGACAAAGGGGACGCTCCGCTCCAAGCTTATCCATCGCCCAAAAAGGCGTTGGCGGTGTACGCAAGCGAGAACTCGTCTGCATCTTCGGTAGTATCTCTGACACACGACACAACGGCAGTAGAGTTTGCGGCAGTCACAGTCCCCGCAGTTATCCGATGG